CAGTCACAATTCTACTCTAAATTACTATCAACTTGCGCAACGTTATCGCTGTCTTGCGTATCTTGCAATCCAGCAGTTACCTTGACCTGCATAACCCGGGCAGCCTTTCCGGCATCGCCCAGCCTGCCGGCCAGCTGACGCTGTACCCTATGCCGTAGTAGGTATAGATCATTACCGGCCGCCCGGCCTTTACCGGAACCCTCCGCGCCAGCTTCATCGTGTCCCGCACGGCCTTCTCGCTCGGGCGGTAGTCGGCGATCTCTTCGATGTGGTCCATCTGATGACGCTGGACGCCGCGAAGGCTCGCCACGTCGCCGAGTCCTGAAATCCCCCATTGAGGGCGGCCATCAGTTCCGCCTAGACTGGCCCGATCTGCGCGTGCTGGCGATCAAGCGCGAGGATCACATCGAGGTCGGGCAGTTTGCGAGTTTGGGGCGGCACACGCGGGCCGAGGTTAACGAACTGGTGCGGAAGGTTCCGGCCGATCATAGTGCGCCCTAATCCTCGCCCTCGCATTCTTGAGATCGGAAGCTAGATCGTCCTCAATTTGCGGCGGCTACCTACCACAGCCTGAGGCATGATGCCACAGGTAGTAGTTGGGGGTTTACATACACAAAACATGTAGCGCAGCGGCATAGACTCAGGAGAACGAATCGCGTAAAAAGAAAGGCGACAGGTCACTACACCTGTCGCCTCAACTTGACCCGCCGTTGGGTGGCGGTGATTTACGAATTCGTAGGCTCACTATCTACTGATTCACTGGAATCGTCAACACCCGCGGCAAACATAGGAGGGCTAGATGCCCCAAATGACGGCCGCGCTCGTGCGCGAACAAGGTGTGACCTTCGCTGTGGTGATGGTCAAAAATCACGTCCTAACTTCTCCGACGACATCAGATCAGATGATACGAGCCGCAAGTGTGGCGCTTGGCTGCCAACTTGTGGTGCTGATGGGCGAGTCCAATCAACGACTTCGGGGTAATCGCCAAGACGTGGTGAATTTTGTGTCGAGGCTTCACCCGTCCCGCCTACCTTGGAAAAAGTGGAATATTTAACCACTGTTTCATTTAGCAGAGACAGCGCGCTCAGGAGCCGCTCGCGGCACTGGGCGCGCTCGCGCTCTGACATCGGCACCTGAACGTCCTCATCCGGACCGAGCCATAAGCAAAGCTCGCCATCGATCTCGATTTTGAGTTCCATGACACCCCACGTAGCGTAGAATTTCTTTACGCCAACTAAACGGACCTCAGCGGTCCTGGAAGGCTTTGCTAAATAATTCAGGAAAAAGTGTGGCAGAGCCCAGTGCTGCCCGGCCCGCCCACCGCCGGCACCGCGCCGGCGGATGATCACGACTGTGTTTCAGCCGCTGATACTGACTTCTCGGAATCACCTCTTCCGTGCGATCTCTGCGCTGTTCCGTGAGTGTGTCGCTGTGCAGCAGGAACGGCCGGGCCCTGTATTGGTCTAGGAAGCCCGGCCAACCCGCCAGAGCGTCGGCTCAGTTGCTGGTCGGGATCGCGACGCCAACTCTCTCCATCGCCTCGCGGTAGTAGCGCACGGCGATCCGGTCGAGGACACCTTCGCCCGGCACCAGCGCCTCGATGGCATCCGGCACCGACTGCTGAGCATGGTAGATCGCGTGAGCCTTGACCGTATCGAGCGCCGCATCCGGCCCCTCGGCAAGCGCCGCCTCGACCCCGGACTTGATCGCCGAATGCAGCGCATCACGGGCGTCTTTCTCGATCGCGATGCCCGTTGCCATCTGGAAGGCCCCGGCGGCGCGGTTGATGATGATCGTCAGGATGATGCCGAACAGGCCCAGCAGCGCTTCCTGCAGCCCCGCATCGGCGAGGATCGAATTCAGGATGTCCATGAGGGTTTCCTTTCATGGGAGAGCGGCAGAGCGCCGCGGAAAGGACCAGCGCCAGACGCCAGTCGTTGATGGGGAGGATCATTCGCCAGCCAGCGCGCGGTTGGCGGTGTCGCGGATCTCGGCCAGGCGCCAGCGGAGCTTGGTCGCGGCGGTGTGGTCCGGGTCGGTCGCCGGATCAGCTGCAACCGGCGGCAGCGCCCCCGCAAGCCACTTCGCCACGTTGAAGCCGGGGCACGCCTTGGCCGCGTATTCGTTGTGGCCACTGATCTTGAGGGCCGGACCATAGGTGCTATCGAGACCCGCCAGCAGCTCGCGCAGCGCCGCCTCCTGCGCCTCGGTGAAGTGATCCGAGAAGGCGTCCGTCTCCGCGCTACCGTGACCGCCAAACAGCGACACGCCGACGGTTCCGGTGTTGTGGCCTTTGACGTGCGCGCCGGTGCGCTCGATCGGGCGCCCGGTCGCTACCGTGCCGTCGCGGTCGATCAGGAAGTGATAGCCGATGTCAGACCAGCCATTGCCGTCCACATGCCAGCTGCGGACTTCCTCCACCTTTGCGCCGGTCGGGTAGCCGTCCATCCACTCGGCGCGTGTCGCGGTGCAGTGAATAATGATCTCGGTGATTGCTCGCATTTTCGTCTCCCATGAAAAAGCCCGGCACGACGGCCGGGCACTAAGCTTGTTTTTGATCTGCCAATCTGTTCATGTTCCTGCGCGAGTGCTGCGGTAGACCTTGTTTCCCTTTGTCATACCGCTCGCCCCCGGGCGGACGCGGCGCTCGCGCCCCTCTTCTCACCAGAAGCGCGTGTAGGTCAGGTACCGCTCACCGCGGCAGCAGCCGGTACGGGAGGCCCACGGTGCGATCCTCCAGCGTGGTCTCTCCGTCTGTGCCGGGGCACCGATAGGTCAACGTGAGATAGACGACGATCCGGCCAGGTCGCAGGATCGGCGGCGGGATCATCTCAACGCGCAGGCGCTGTGTGTTTGTGTCGATCTGGCGGCTGACGGGCCCCTTACGGGATCGCTCGCCCGGTGTCGGGATATTGAGCTCGTCGGTAAAAATCGGCACCCATTCGATGAGCCGACACCCCTCCCCCAGACGTGTGCGGGCGACCACGAGGATCATCACCACGTTGTCACCTTCCGTCACCGGCTCCTGGATGTAGCTGAGCCCGTCCGGCTGGCGGATCACCCGGTCCTCGCCGTTCGCCCGCGCCACGTCCACCTGCAGCTGCTGCACCGTCGCCTCGAGCCGGCGGAAGTCATCCACGAAATCGGAGGCCATGCCGTAGATGTCCCGTAGCGGGCCGAGGGTCATGCCCCAGATCAGGCTGCACCCGCCGAAGATCGCAGCGATGGCCCCCATGATCTTGCCCGCCTCGATTATCCGACCTTTCCATGTGCGCGGGAACTCGTCACCGGTCATGCTGTCTTCTCCCATTCGGCCTCCGATGGTCCGAGGTCATAAAAAAGCCCGCCGGCGGCGGGTCGTGTGGTTCTAGCGGTAGCGCCAGAGGCTCACGGCGAGCCACATGACGAGGCGCCGGGTCAGGCTGATGTCCTGCGTTCGCAAGATCTCGTGAAACACGGCGCCCGCGGTCACGCGATCCCAGCCATCGACAAGCAGCCAGTCGTGGACGCATGAGGCTTTGAGGTAGGCCGGATCGCAGGGATCGAAGATCCACCGCGCGCCGGGCGGGACAGATACGTCGAAGATGAACCCAGCCGGCACCACGACCAACGCGCCTGAGCCCTTCCGGCCGACCTCCCAAGGTAGGTCGACCTCGTTGCGGAAGAACTGGTCAGGAAGGCCAGTGAACCGGGTCATCGAAATCCGCCGGGATCGGGCCGGCGTCCTTGATTGCCCAGCTCGCGGCCATGACCGCCTGCACCCACGCCATGCCGGCCTCGGCCAGCTCGACGGCCTGCGCGCCGGTGAGCATGTGCTCGGTGTTGGCGTCGTCGCGGAACAGAATGTCGGCGGTGGTGTCGTTTGCCGCCACCCGTGCGGCCCCGCGCTGGAGAAGCGAAAGCATCACGGTTTGATCGAACGGCAGCCCGCGCACGGGCACGTCGCCAATACCGGTGACGGTGACGGTGGTGCCTTCCGCGATGAGCCGGTCGCGGTGCTGATGCAGCGCCGCCTTGCGACGGGCCTGCTCAAGCGCTGTCTTATCGTCGGCGGTGATGATCTTGGAAAAGTCGATGTTGGGCATCAGACGGGTTCCTCTTCGGGTTCGGTCGTCTCATAGATCGGCAGCGCAACCGGGCCATCGGCCACGTTTTCCAGCGATGCCGGGAAGAGGGTGGCCTCGGGCGCGTTCACGCCATGCGGCACGATCAGCGGCACGATCAGCTCGCCACTCTCGTCGCGGGTCACGTCGCCATTGATCCAGTCAGAGCTGATCGCCGAGAGCGGCAGGGTGGCGCCATTCGGAAGGTCAGTGAAGTCGAACGTTTCGCCGTTGATGATCAGCATGTCGCCGCTCTTTGTGAGCGTGAGCCGCACACTTCGGGAGGCGGGGGAGAGGACGATTTTCATGGGGATGCTCCTTTAGAACCAGCGGCCAACCGCGCGGAGATGCAGGTATGTAGGGTTTCCGGAACTGGGCGCACTGCTCGACGAGAGGCGGAAGACCTGCATGTCGTTCGAGTAGTTGACGGTTACATAGCGAAGCACTGCAGCATGGCCGCGCAGCACGCCGCTGGCGTCAGTCTGGCAACAGGCCTCAACAGCCGGAACCGACAAAAACGATGCCGGGTACGTCCAGTTGATCGCGTTGCTTCTGTAGGGGTCGGCATAAGTTCCGGCGCCATTTGCGCGGGTGTCGCCAGCGTCGATTGTGTGCCAGCACTCCATCGTGCCGTCGGCATAGCGCACGTACTCGCCGTTTGCGTTACTGCCACGCACCGGCTTGCTGTGAGGCACCCAGTCGCCATAGACCGTGCCATCACCGTAACTGACGCGTTCATAAGCCTCCGTCTCGGCCTGTCCGGCAATACGGTAGACGACCTGCAGGCGCCTTTGGGCCGTCCGAGCGACGACATACGCAACACCGTTCTGTCCATTCATGGGACTGTTGAGCGTGTTGCTCGCAATGTCGTACCAACCGGTAAGGGTTGCGTTATTGAGGTCGTTGCCCGGCGGAGTGCCACGATTGACCACAAGACCACCAAGAGAAAAGGCCCCTACAGGCATCAGTTTTCCCGCGGTGTCGTCGGCAGGCGCAGCCTGCACCGCTGAACCAGTGATCGGCACGTCTACCTGCATCGCAGTGTTGGACAGGAGCACGCGCCGCACACCATTGGTGGCGATCCCGAGCTGGTTCGCCGCCACGCGAAAGATACCCATCGCGGTGTTGCTGGCGAAGCTGATGCCCGGCGCACCCACCGTGCCATTGCCGAACCGGCCCGACAGCGCGCCGTCGACATAGCCCTGCACCGTCGAGATCAGCGCGGCCATCTGCTGGGCCGCCAAAAGCGGATAACCCTTGACCGGGAGAATGCTGTAGCCCTCCCCGCTCCGGGTCGTGCCAAGATAGCCCGGTGAGATCGTGAGGCTCGTGTTGCTGTTCACCGAAACGATCTCGTAGATGTTCTTGTCCGGGCCGTGAAACGCCTCACCCGCCTGAGCGTTGGCGACCCATGCTGTGCCGCTCCCGGTGACAGTCGCGCTGCCATTCGTGACGCTGACCGTGCCGGCCGAATACCATGCCATCTGATTTGCTCCTTACTCCGGCTTCGCCGGCCACTTGATGTTGTCGGGAAAGCCCGGTTGATCGGGAATGTCGCGAAGGGCCTGCCGGTAGGCGGCCCAGGCGGTGGACGCGACCGGCGCATCTGCGACCTGCGTCCAGTCGGAGGCGGCGAGGAGCGCAGCCCGGCGCGCTCGGGCCTCGCGCGCGAGCGCTTCTGGATCTTGCGGCAGCGCCACCAGCTCGCCGTCGATGTAGCCGAAGCCCATGGGGTCGATCCCGTCCGGGACTTCGGCCGCATGAAGCCCGGCGGGCGGCTCTCCATGAGATGCCCAACTGCGGATCCTGCCCGCGTCGTCGTAGAAGATTTTCATCGCTTCCTCACCAATGCCCAGAGGTTGGAACTCAAGACGCCCTTGCCGCCCATGTTGCGCATCTGGACGAACACATTCGGATCACTCGCAGAGACATTCGTGCGCGAGATCGGCATGTTGACGATGCGGGCGGTGGGGTCGGCCTGCGCAGAGCTGTAGATGTACTCGGCAATCCGGTTGCCGTTCTGAACGACGAATATCTCGAAACCAGAAGGGTAGTTTCCGGCGACATCATCGAGCCGAAGCTGTACCGCCCCGAGAATGCCCGAGCCCGGCGGCGGGTTGGCACCGGGAAAGCCAAGGTTGCAGATCGTGGTCGGAGTGCTGCTGTCGTTGGTCACCGGGCCGGATCCTGCCACACCGTAGATCGTCGCCGCGTCGAGCCCGAGCTTTCCAGTCACCACCGACCCATCTTCGAAGTTGATGGTTCCAACTGTCAGGTTTTCGATGAACGCGCTCTTGGCGATCAGTTCGAGGATGAAGGCATTCTCAATCTCGGTCTGACCGCTCAGCAGGATGTAGTCTGGCGCGAGGCGGGCCGTAATCACCGGACCATTCGTCCCGTCCTGAACGCTCACCATCTCGAAGACGTTCTGGCCATTGAGGCGCCAGAGGAACCCAGATCCGATCCCATCAAGCCCAGCTTTCGCGAAGGCGGTGGCCGAGGCCAGCGCCGAGAGGTCGCCGTAGCTCGCAGATATCTCCTGCTCGACGGCAGACACGGCGCCGGAGGCATCGACATAGGCGTCCTCAACAGTCGAGATTCGCGCCAAGACCCCGGTGTCAGGAGTGTTCAACGTTGCCGCTATGCCATCGATCCGCCCGGCCTCTGCGGCAATCTCGCCCTCCGCCTCGGATACCCGCGTGGTGAGGCCGGAGATGGCGGAGGCCTGACCGCTGAGGCCGGTCTCGGTGTCATCAACCCGGCTGCCCAGCTGAGTGATGTCTTCCGCCTGCGAGGCAATCTCGCCCTCCGCCTCGGATACCCGAGTGGTAAGGCCGGAGATGGCGGAGGCCTGACCGCTGAGGCCGGTCTCGGTGTCATCAACCCGACTGCCCAGCTGAGTGATGTCTTCCGCCTGCGAAGCAATCTCGCCCTCCGCCTCGGAAACCCGAGTGGTAAGGCCGGAGATCGCCCAGGCATTTCCGGAGGTCGCCGTCTCCACATTTTCGAGATCAGAGGACAGCTGCAAGATGCCCTGCGCCAGCGCCTCATCTTGTGTCGTCCTCGCGATCCTCTCTTCAACGATCTCAGCCTCAGCATCAGCGAGAGCCGCGCCGAGCTGCAGACGCTCGGACGCCTCGGCAAGCTGCCCCTCCTCCACGTAGGTGTGCAGTTCAGACGCGGCGAGAGCGATACCGGCGCGGATGTCTTCGCTTCCCTTGAACTGCGCCCACATCTCGCCGACCGAAAGCGCCGACAGGTCATCCAGATCGAGATCAACTGCTCGGACGCGGGAGGCCAGCAGGGTCCGATCAGCGGTTTCCGCGACAAGCCCGGTCTCGGTGTCGGAGACGCGGCCGGTCAGCTCATCGATCGCGCCGGCTTGCGCCGCCCGCTCGCCGTCCGCACTTTCGATGTCGGTCTGAAGCTGCGTCACAGCCTCCGCCGTGGCCTCCGCCTCGCTCGCTCGCGTCCGCAGGGTGTCCTCGATCTGCGCCACGCTGGTATCGACCTGCGATCTGAGCTGGATCACGTTCTCGGAAACCGCCGCGTCCTGCTCATCGATGTAGGAGCGCAGATCCTCGCGAGCCTGCGCCTCGGCAACCTTGATCGCCTCATCGCCAAAGAACCGCTCGCCCATCTCTATGACGCTGAGCGCGGCTGCATCGTCAATGTCTTCGGCAAGGACGCGGCTGGCCTCCACCGCACTCGTAACCGCGGCATTGTCGGGTAGCGCGGAGATCGTCTGCTCAGCCGCAGAAAGCCGCGCCTCAGCCGCATCGAAGGTCGCGGACGTAACCCGGTCAGAGATCTGCCCCTGCAGGCTGTCCAACGTCTCGGTGACGGTGGTCATCGTGACGACCCCGCCTTCGACGGTCAGAGCGTCGGCATATTCTTCAAGGGTCCCATTCACACTATCGAGTTGAATACCAACCTCGATAACTTGTGCGCTCAGGTCGTCGAGGAACGGGAGCGATGACGGATCGGTAATGGCACGAAATATCTCCTGATCGACGTAGGCCGTCGATGCTTTCAGGTCGAGCCGCCCCAGCGCCGCATCCAACTCGATCGAAACGTCGGAGACCTGCCCCGCAAGGTGCTCGTATGCAGCGATCTTCACCGTCCCGCTCTCCGGGTCGACGTAGATCCCCGCGTCCGAGATCCGCTTGTCGGTCTCAAACTGAGCCGCCCCCAACTGCGCCACTAGACCGGCGAGATCGGAGGTCGCCGCCTCCGCATCATAGAGCCGGGGCAGGTTCAGATCGAGGCGCTCGCGCTCGGTGCGGATCTCGCTCGACAGCGAGACAGGCGCGGTCAGCGAGCCGATAGAGGTCTCGATCGCGTCGATGAGCGGCAGCCCGTCGAAGGTCTGCCATGTGCCGAAGGTCGCCTCGATATTGTCGAGCAACTCCCGGACGGTTCCGCTCTCGACGTCCTCGAGCGCCTGGTCGTGGCGCTCGAACGCCTCGTCGATCCTCTCATTGAGGGAGTCGGCGAGATCTGCCGCGGTCAGCCGAATGTTGTCGGTCACGACGTCGAGCCAGCCGCCCCAGGCGCGCAGGTCGGCCGCGCCAGAGACGAAGCTCGCGTTGATCTGGTAGGCGGTCGCGGGCAGAACGCCGTCCGAGATCAGAACCTGCCCCTCGGAGGCTTCGGCGAACAAGCCACGCTGCACCACCACGCCGGTCGCGGCAATGCGCAACTGCCAGGTCACGCGCAGCGTCCGGTTGGCGGGCACGATCCAGCTCAGCGAAATCGCCGGGCGGCGGCCGTTTCCGTCTGCGTCGGGCACGCTCGACTTGGTGGCCGTGGCCGAGATCACCGGCGCCGCCGGCGGCGCCGTGCTCGCCGTGACGGGATTGGGCGCCGCCACCCATCCGCGCGTCTTTCCCGCGGGACCGACCGAACGAACCTCGACCAGGTAGGTCTCGCCCTCATCGAGCGCCCGCGTCATGAGGTTGTATTCGCCCGCGGAAACCGTTTCGCCGTAGCTCCACGCGGAGAGGTCCTCGGCATCGCGCCAGCGGAGCTGCTGCGTCACCCCCTCGAGGTCGGTGGCGCTAGCGAAGGGCGCGAGCTGCGCTGCGATCCGCGGCCGCGCTGATAAATCCGGCGCGATGATCTGCGTGAGGCTGTTTGAGTAGGCGGAAATGATCACGGGAAGCGGCGGCATACCTGCTGTCGCTGGATCGCGCGGCTCTGTCACGACCGGCGAATAGGTCGGGATCTCGCCACTGTCGACCCCCAGAATACCGGGCACCGCATCGACCAACTGCAACTCCGCGCTTTCGTCCGCCTTGGGCCGAACGCTGGTGACGATCAGATCGACGCTTTCCTGCGTAAGCTCCTCAACGACCACCAGATCGCCAAGCGCAATGTCGCTCGCCGCGACGTTCACAGCCGGCGTCCAAGTTCTTGCGTGTGGGTCCACCGGAGACAGCGCGGTGAGGGTCTGATTGCCACCGACGTTTCGCACCAGCATTCGGAACGTGTCCTGGTCGAAGTCGAAGACCTCATCGAGCGTGATGCTCGCAACGTACCCGCTGCCGTCCTCCGTGATCGCCTTGATGCGCGCTTGCCCTACCCCGACCTTCGGCACGTCATGCACGAAGCGTGTGAACAGGCATGGAAAACTGACCCCGTAGCGGGGTGATCGGCGTCCAAAAATGACCCCCTTACATTGATGGTCATCATGCTCCCGGGAACAACCGGGAGCAGTTTTGGGATGTTGGTCGTGG